CCCTATATTATAAGAGAAGTGTTATTGAGGGAATTTAGCAAAAGTAATATAGATTCTTTTGTGAATACCTTTTGTAAAACTGATTCTAGTAATGGTTACGAGATTCCTGTAATGTCTACATTCCCTCAATCTAGTGAGCAAAGGAAAGCATTCATATTAGTCCAATTTAAGGGCGCTCAAGAACCAGAAGAAAAAGATGGTTCTTTAGGAAGTCATAAAGGTAATAGTAATGCTGAAACAGGAGAGTTAGAAAAAGAAACACATGAAATAAATGTATATTATGACGCTTCTGTTGGTCATGATGTTTGTTATTTTGAAGTGGATAAACCTATTTCAAGATATACAAATGTTAATTTTGATAACTTAGCATTAAAACATGTAAATATTGATTTTGATAATAATAGAATTTATGTTCCTGATTCCATTATCCATAATGATACTTTTAAATCTACTATTACTTATACAGCTAGAGCTGTTGATTCAGATAATAATAAAATTAAGGATAATAAGGAAAAGTTGATAGGTTTTGATTTACAAGAGGTATATACCATTGATACTATTTCAGAAAATATAGATACTATTAGATGTCTTAATGCAATATTAAAGGCAATATTTATTACCATGAGGACTAATAGTGATGAACAAACAGAATATAGATTACAGTCTTTGGTATTTCATGGTATGGATTTAGTACAAGCTGAAAATAATGCTTCTACTTCTGCTAGTGGACAACAGATATATTATCAACGAGTGGAAGTTGGTTATGATACTACATATTCATTACCTAATGTTAAGGGCTTTGATATAAAGAAATTTCAAACTAATTATTAGGAGGAAGTAAATGAAATGAAATTAAATCCAGTACAAACAGATGGGAGTAGATATTATTCATCTGAGGAATTTGCAAAAACAGCACAACAACTATATGGCTTATCTAAAGGTCAAGTTAATGTCTTTATTGTATACGCCAAAGGACTTAATAAATCATATTTAAGGTCTGAAAAAGATTTTATTCCAATTTTAAAGAAATACTTAGGTAAATAATAGGAGGTAGGGTAAGTTTATGGCATTTTCTAATTTAGGAAATTATAAAAGAATTTTCCCAACAAGTACAATTCAACGTCCCCATGTAGAAACTAATTACAATGATGATGCACTTGGAAAGTCAGCAGGAAATTCACAAAAACATATAGCTCTTATAGGTTCAGCCACTGATGGTGAACCAAACAAGGTTTATGAATTAGATAGTTTACTTGAAGCTAGAGCAGTTTTTGGCAGTGGTGATATTGTTGATGCTGCTGAGGTGATTTGGGGTCCAAATAAGAATTATCTTGAGGGTGGCGGTAAGATTTATGCTATGCGTGTTGAAAATGCTACACAAGCTATTCTTAATGCTTCTGCTTTACATTTTCAATCAAAAGTATGGGGAGAACAGGCTAATAAAACACAAATTGCTTTGGAACAAAGCCCTATTACTAATTCATATAAGGTAACTGTTGATTATTCACCAGATAATTACCATGCTGTATATGATAATTTAGGTCAAGTTTTCAAACTTCAATATGTAGGTAATAATAAAGATGCTAAGGCTACTTATTCTGTTACAAAAGATGAATCAGGTAAGGCTAATAAGTTTATTCTTGATATTGAAGATACAGATGAAGTAGTTGATACTAGTGGTGGTACTTTAAATCCAACTACAACAACTACTTCAATGAAGTTGAATCCTACAACAACTACGACTTTGAAGCAAACTCCTCAAAATGTTACTGTAAATAGCACAAAAGATGGTGTTGAAGTAACTACTAATAGTGGTAGTAGTGATACAACAACTACTACATCTACTACTACATCTACTACAACATTAAAACAACCTGAAATGCACAAAATTCATCAAGAATTTGATTTGTCACAAACAGAAACAAAACGTCTTTATGATTTGATGCACAAGTTAAGTCTTATCCCTAACATAAAGGTTCAAATGTTAAGTGATGGTGACAATACTCGTATGCAAGCTAATACTTTGGACGAAGCTACAGATGTGGATATAACTGGTGATATTAATGATATTACAAAAGCTGGTTATGTATGGGCATTAAGAGCCGATATTGTAGACAAATTACAATTTGATTCATATGTTTCTGTTGAAGCAGTTTATACAGAAGATATGAGTTTACCATTTGGATTATCAAACATGGTTCATGGTACGACTGGTGATGTTCCATTGTCATGGGACAGTCAAATTCAAGCATTAGCACAGACTGATGCTTACTATATTGTTCCATTGACAAGTTCCGCTGCTGTTCATCAAGAAGTTAAACAATTTGTTATTGACCAATCAGCAGCAGGACACCCTATGAAAGCATTTGTTGGTTCAGGATTTAATGAGGGTATTGGTCAATTAATTTCAAGACAACTTGACCTTAAATCAGAACGTGTTGCTTTGTTCGGTAGTTCAGGATTTTTTGGAACTTATGATGGACTAAACTTACATCTTGCAGGATATATGGTTGCTGCTCTTGGTGCAGGTGTTGCTTCTGGTCTACAAATTGGTGGAGATATTACTAATAAGTATGTCAATATGCTATCAATTGACCAAGACTTTACTTCACAACAAATTGACCAATTATACCAAAATGGTGTAATTGTTATTGAACCAATAAATAATCGTGGTAAAGAATCAGGATTTAGATTTGTTGCAGGTATTACTACATATAATTCAACCAATGAACCTGTTAAGTCTAAGATTGGTCTAGGAGAGATAACTGATTTTCTATTTGGAGATTTACGTGTTGCTCTTGAAAAAGACTTTATTGGTGCAAAGGAAAAGGTTGGTTCTGCTGACATTATTAAGAATTATGTTGCATCATTCCTTCTCAAAGAATCTATGAGTGAAAATGGTTTGATTGTTGATTTTGATGAAAATGATATTGAAGTTCAAATTGATGGCGATACAGTTTACCTAAGATTTACTGTTAAACCATCACAAACTATTGATTATATTTATGTTTATGGTGCATATGACAATTTCACTGCATCTTCTGGTAGTTCAACTACAAATAGAGGTACTAGCTCATACAATACTCTATATGGAGATAAGAGTGATATTCCTACGACAAATGCAGGTAATCAAGATATAACAAAATCACAAAATCCTGATATTAATGCAGGATATACATTCTAAGGGAGGAATTTAATTTATGGCAAGAGTTGCTGACCAATCAGTTCAAACAGGTAATACTATTTACCTGATGATTAAGACAACACCTATTGGTCGTGCGCAATCACTTAGTGCTGAAAGAAGTTTTGGTACTGAGGGTGTGTATGAAATTGGTAGTATTATGCCACAAGAACACGTGTTCTTGAAGTATACAGGTACAGTTAGTCTTGAGAGATTTAGAATGAAATCTCAATCCTTAGCTACACTTGGTTTTGCTGCTTTAGGTGAAGAAGTATTGAATATTGATATTGTCGATATTGTAACAGTTGATAATTTAACAAATGAAGTTATTATTGCATATCGTGGATGTTCAATTAATACTTATAGTGAAAACTCAACAAGTTTTGATAGAGTAGCTTAAAAGCTAACTATTTAAACCTAACAGGTTTGCTATTCAGGAATGAGTAGAAAAATAAAATCCAAGAATTGCTGGAAGAGCCTAAAGCCTAATTGCCACAAATATGGAGTAATCACATATTGATGGAGCGAAATGCAGAAAAAAGTATTAGGATAGCATAAGGTATAAAGCCTAAGTGCCTTAAAGAAATGGCAAATCAGCAGGTGTTCATCTTTGGTAACAGGAGATGGAGCTTCAACGACTATGTACTTGCAAGCGCAAGGCAGTATGGAACTACCCAATGTTAATTCAATGGTAGAAGATATAGTCTGTTCTCATGTAAAAGCATGAGCTTATTATAATAAGTAAGGTATCTAATAGAGAAGGTTTAATTAGAAATAGTTAAATTAGGCGATTAGATGCAAACACAAAGACAGAGCAAATGAGATTACTACAGAATCGTCACAATTTTTTTATTTGACGTCAACTTCAGTAGCATCGTCTTCAAACAGTGTAAGTAATACAAAAGGTACAGGGTACTATCATTAGAAAAAAATTGAGATACCAAT